GTAGGAGAATATCAAATTCCATATAACGTGGCAAACAGAGCTGGTTATATGCTATATGAGTACTACCTAACATATGTTAGATTTCATTTAAAGAATGGATATATAACAGCACCTTACCCTTTAGGAAAGTATTACATAGACAATGCTACTTATAAACGAGGATTAGTACAAATATTGCCATTAGACCCTACAATGCCATTTACAGATACAAGCACATTAGCTAGTAGAAAAGTATATAACTATGCTTTAAGCGTAGCTAATTTAGACCTTTTTTACGTTAAAGATGAATTATTAGGAGTAAGTTTTGAAAGAAGTGAGCCATTAAATACAGTTATTGGAAGTGGTATATACCATAATGCAAGAGTAATAGATGGAGATGTTTATACTTCGGGGTATAATACTACAACAGGAGCTCCTTCAATTACTGATGCCAGAAGAAAGTTTGGTATATTTATTAGTAACGATTTAGATAACCAAGTTATAAAGTATAGCAAAGGCGATTATTTACAATTACTAGGAGTTCCAAGAACATTAGGTTCTAATGCTAATTATAAAAGTGGCAATAATAACATAGGGCTTATAAAAGAATTATTAGGAAGTGTAGAAATTGGAGGAGATGCAATGATAGCTACTAAATGGGTTATTGAAGATAGTACAAGTGTAGACTTTAATTCGGTAGGAGATGTTATTTATAATACAACTGCAAATTTGTATTACAAACCTAGTACCAGCATATTAAATAATGCTTATTCTAATTCTAAAGGAGTGGCGGTTTCAACAACAGGGTTTGTAAGAACTTCGGGTGGTACTAAGGAGGAAATAAATACTTTCGTAGCGTTTTATATTAGACCTATTGATTTAAATACAGTAGATTATAAGAACTATAAGCCAGTTCCAACTGGAGAAATAGTAAGAATAACTTCATCAACTCCAGCTGTATTACCTGCTACTACAGTATATGGCGGAGATACTTATACTCAAAAAGTAATAAGAAAAGAGGCTGATTGGTATGTAGAGCCAAGTCCGTCAACTAAAATAGCGAGTAGTGTAATTACGTTTTATGCACAAAACAGATTAAATAGTCAATTGTTTTATACAAATACTACAGCACCAAAAGCAACATGGAACTTGCAGGGAAGTAAAAGCTTGTATCAATACTTATTCCCATTTGCTAGTTCAAGCGAATTAGTAGATGAGCAACATAACTTTGACAAGTCTTACATAGGAGCAAATCAAGTAAATAGGATAGCCCCTTACAACCCTTTACTTCCATACCCTACAAGTAACCCAACAAGAATATATTACTCTGACGAGAAAGCTGTAGGAAGCTTGTACGATGCATACAGAAAGGTTAAACCATTAAACTTCGTAGACTTAGAATTACAGAACGGAGCTATATCAGCAATATATGATATTAGAGACGTGATGGTAGTAATACAGCCTACATTCGTAGGAGCTATTCCTTACGCAGCCGATACTTTAATTCAGAGCGATAGCACAGCTAAAATATTAGTTGGCACTGGAACTGTGTACAGTAATAGGGTATACCCATTATCAAGCTTTGGAACTAGCTTAAAGACAATGAGCTGTAAAGGGTACAACTCTAATGGTAACCCTCAGGTATATTGGATGTCAGATGACTTTGCTAACTTTAATCGTTATGACTACAGTGGAGTTAAGATATTGAGTTCTGATAACAATATGAGAACTTGGTTTTTAAATAATACAGTTAATATCAAGAACGAGTTTGATGTAAATATATACTACAACACTAAGAAGGAAGATGTAGTATTAACATCAAGAGCAGTTAAGGCTTTCCCTACATGGAATCCTGCAACAACTTACACTCCTTTTACTTATGTTTCATACGGAGCAGCAGGAAGATGGAAAAACTTTGAGCAAATTCCTTCTATATACGTTTCTAATACGACCAATACAAACTCTAATCCTTTTGATAATCCTGCTAATTGGGCTTATGTAGACCCTGCTAGTAGTACATTTTACAATATGTGGAGCTTAATCTTTAACGAGAAAAGGAATAACTTCACTACATTTATGAGCCCTTTACAGAAGAGATACTTCAAGCATAATAACTTAGTTCTAACTCCTAGAGGAGTAGACGTTAAGGGTAATATCTATCAAATGGATAATGTAAATGGTAATTATTTGCAATGGTTTCCTTTAGCAGGAAATACAGACTTTAAATTAGGTAATTTTATTTTATCAACCGTATTTAATAAGTTCGGAACAGACAGAAAAATGATTAATGTCAATTTTGAAAGAGGAGATGATGTTGCGGTACAGCCAACAACTGTAACAGCTATAACACCAACACAAAGTGTAGATTTGCCAATTAACGAAACTAGATTAGGAGTAACTTACTACCCATCTTATTACGATAGTAATGGCGATACTCCTTACGGACAGTTCATTAAGATACTTATTAAGAAGGCTTCTTATTTGAAAATAAGGACTATAGCAATGAAATTCAAAAATAAATTCCCATTGAGGATGAAATAGTTGTATAATCAACCAAAAAAAACTTAAATTTGCAATACTAATAATATATAAAAAAAAAATACTACAATGAGAGGCGATAATAACGAATCAATACTTTTAAATACTTTCCAGAGCGCATTTGGAGCACAAGCAGGTAACTTAAACCTTACAGGAACTTCTCCTTCAGGATTAGGCTCTTGGTCTTCTTTTCAAGTAATAAGCGATACAGCTACTATAGCATCTATCACTATGGACGGAATTGTTAATACTTCTTGGAGTGGTTTCACATTGCCAGCAGGTATGATTGTTTACGGACAAATTACAAATATAACTCTTTCAACAGGTTATGTAAGACTATACGGAACAAATCAAAACCCTCAATAATGTTAGGAATAGGATTAGGCATAAATAAATTAAGGTCATCAGGGCTCGCCAACTATCTCAAAGGAGCAATGGTATGGGGCTTTAAATCCAAATTTAAGTGGAGTGACACCTCTACGGATATATGGGGATTTGCTAATCCTAATACTATAGACCCTGAAGCACAAGCAGTATATGATAGAATTATTGCTGATGGTGGAGTGTCTAACTTGACTCGCCTAAATTATTTCGTAGTTGGTTTAAAAACTATTTACGGTTCACTTGCAAACGTGCCAGTGTGTTACGATGCTCATTGGATTGGTTACAAATTAGGTTCAGGAACAGGTGCAACAGCAGGACAAGCAGCAGCGAAATTATATTCACTTACAGTAGCAGGTGATGCAGTACAAGCAACAGCAGCAAGTCAGCCATTGTTATTGGCACATAATGGAGCAAGTAGTGATAATTATTGGTGGGGAAGTGGGGTTGCAGGAAATTATAATTCAACACCAAATGCAGCAGCTAATCAAATTACAGGTGATATTGAGATAATTGTAAAAGCTAATATTAACAACGATGCAACAAATCAGGCTTTTGTAGCAAAATACCTTTCATCAAGTCAATTCTTACTTAGAAAAAATTCATCAAACTTTATTCAGTTTATTGGTTCTAAAACATCAGGTGCAGAAGATATAAACGGAACTTCAACAGCAACTATTTCAAGTGGTGTTAAATGGGTAAAAGTAACAAGGCAAGCTTCAAGTGGTAATATGTATTTTTATACCTCACCCGATGGTGTTGCTTATACTCAATTAGGGTCAATGGTTTCTACAACATCAGGAAACTTAGTAAATGGAACAGACCCTATAAATGTGGGAGTTTTTAGTACAACGGGTAACCCGTATTTAGGGGGAATTTACAGACTTACAATAGCAAACTCAATCGGTGGCACACCTGTAGTAGACTTCAATCCTGCAACATACAACGCAAGTACAAGTCAAACTGCTTGGACAAGTGCAACAGGTGAAGTTTGGACAATTAATACAGGAACAGCAACGACAGGGTATAAAGGTGTATTGGTTGATAGAACGATAGTAATGTACGATAGAACTGATGACAATTTATTAGCATCAAACAATGCAACATTAAATACAGTATTAGGTACAGACCATTCTTCAGTTTTAGTAGCTACAAGATACACAACAACAAACAATGAATTTTTAATTGAAGTGGGTGGTGATTATACTGATATAAATTCAACTCAATGGTGGTTAAGTGGTGGCTTACTTATTTTAATAAGAACTAATAAAGGAATAACTGCAGCAAATGCAAACACAACAAATAATTATGCACTTGCAAAATCATTTAGTTATGCAGATTCAGTAGTATTTGGTGGAACTTCAATACAATTAATTAATGCAAGTTCTAATAGTGGTTCTTATTGGAATAATACAACAAATAAACCAATACCAAATACAGGTTTATTATTAGGAAAATCGGCAGGTATTGGAAATTTTAACGGAATAATAAGCACAATAATAATTGGTAATGACCCTGCAAAATATTTACTTACTAAAGAATTAGCAAGAAGTTTAAACAATAATTTTGCACTATAATAATGGAAAAAACTTTACTATACCCACGATTCTATAAATGCTCATCACTTGCTAAATTTAAAGAATTAGATGACAAATGTTGCAAGTTATTAGGATTGCCTAATGATGAAGCAACTAATGATTACGCAAATCCAATAGTTGACGTTGATGGTAAAAACTGGCTAATTGTAAATCAAGACACGAGTAGCTTGTTTAGTAAAAAAGAAATAGCTGAAATGATTCAGTATGATGAAATAATTTTACCAAGTAATAATGCATTATGAGTAAAGAAGAGCGTATAATTTGTGTGTATAAAATCACAAGCCCTAGCGGTAAGATTTACATAGGCAGTTCAATTAATTACAAGAAAAGATTGACTCAATATAGAGGTGTGTCTTCTAAAAGCCAAACAATATTATATAATTCTTTTTTAAAATATGGAATAGAAAATCATATATTTGAAATAGTTGAAAATTGTACGAAAGAAAATTTATTAGAAAAAGAGTATCATTATGGTTGTCTATATGATGTTATAGGTGTCAATGGTATGAATTGCAAGCTTCCTAAGTTTGGAGATAAATATCAAGCAACAAGACAAGAAACAGTTGAAAAAATGAGGCAATGGAAGCCTACTGGAGAAACTATACAGAATATGAAGAACGCTCAACAAAAAAGAGCTAAAGAAAGTAAAGTATCGGAAGAAACAAAACAAAAACTTAGAAATGCTAATTTAGGGAAAAAAGCTTCGGAAGAAACTAAACTGAAAATGAGCATTAAAGGTAAAGGAAGAATAGTATCTGATGAAACTAAATTAAAAATGAAGGCATGGAAAAGAAAGCCTTTATCTGAAGAGCATAAAAATAAAATTAGTATTGCAAATGTTGGTCGAAAAATGTTAGAAAGCACTAAAATAGCTGTAATAGCTGCTAACACTGGAAGACCATGCTCTCAAAAAACAAAAGAAAGTGTTTCTAAAGCAAAGAGCAAAATAATATTTAACCACATAAATGGAATATATTATAATTCTATAAAAGAGGCTTCTAAAATATATAATATAAAACGCACAACATTAACAGCAATGTTAGTAGGGCAAAATAAAAATAAAACTAATTTAATATACGCATAAATATGAACATTTATAATCAAAATATAGGGCAAAATTATCGTGGGATACTTAACCTCGATGCGACAACAATTAACACACCACTTGATGCTACACTTCGTGCAGTAACTGATGGAATGGGTACTTCTTCTTTGCTTCAACTAAGCACAGAGGCAGTAGGCTTATCAAGAACTGTTAACTTAGCAGCAGGAGCAACTACGCCAAGACTATTTAACGTAGCATATACTATTAATAACAGCGGTGCTCAAACAGGTACTTTAACAGGATTATTCTTAAATGCAACCGAAACGGCATTAAATGGAATTATTCATAATTTAATAGATTTGCAAGTTGGTGGGGTTAGTAAGTTTAATGTATTAAAAGCCCAAACAAGAATAGGCACTTATATAGCAATTGACCACGATAATAATAGAATAAGTAATTGGCAAGGCGGTTCAACTCCTATTGAAATTTGGAATAATAATTTTTCAACTAAAAATATTGGTTTTTCTAACGGAGTAGGAAATTATTATACAGTATTATTTCAAAGATTACAATTAGAAGGAGTTACAAGTTCTTTTCCAATGATTAAACGCAACGGTGCGGCAATTGATTTTAGGTTGGCTGATGATAGCGGATATTGTGCGGTTAATGTTGGAACATTAACTACAAACGGAATTGCAAATATTAATACTGCAAGAATGTTTAATATAAATGATTCAAACAATTTTGTAACTGCATTAAATATTGCCGCTTCAACGGGAAACTTATCCTTTTTTACCTCTTCATTATTTGCCGCAAGTGGAACAATAAACGCAAGTGCAAGAGTGCAAATAGATAGCACAACACAAGGCTTTTTAATGCCACGAATGACCGAAGCGCAAATATTAGCAATAGCAGCACCAGCCAACGGCTTAATGGTTTATAATACTAATCAGTTAGCACCTTGTTTTTATGACGGTACGGGCTGGAAAAGAGTAGTACATTTAGCAATGTAAATAATAATTAAATAAAAAATAAAATGATAAAATTAAATCAAGCAAGTTTCATAGCTACAAGTAATGAAACACAGACAAGTACGAAAGTAAGTTTACTAACTGTAAATTACAATGCTTTTTTAGGCACAAAAGAAGTTGATGGTGTAATTGTAAATCAAGGGTACATCCAATCATTTGTTTATAACGAAACAATGAATTCAATAATGAATGATGTTCAAGAAGATACATTATTTATTGGAAATATTTTAGCAGATTTACACGATATGTATATCAGTAAGTTGCAAATATTAAATCCAAGTATTACTTTTACAAGCACATTATAAAAATTATGATTACATTAAGCGAAGAAAAACTGAAAGAATTGGATATGTTTATCCAAGAGCTGCCAACTAAATTTGGTTTACCGTTATTGCAATTTATTAATAAAATAATTGAAGAGCAAAAACCCAAAGACGTAGAAGAGGCGGAAGTAGTAAACTAATTAATAGAAAAAGGGGGTTAATAGCCCTTTTTTTACTATTTTAAAATTTAACCAATGAAAGAAATATTTCAAAAATACTCACTACCGTTAGCTGCATATTTTATCAGCTATTTCAGCCCAGCTTTTCCTATGATGTTGGCTATAGGTTTTATTTTAATTGCAGATTTTGTAACAGGAATATTGGCAGCTCAAAAAAGAGGAGAAGAAATATTAAGCAAAAAGATGCGACCAACAGTTACTAAAGGAATAGGTTACATGATAGCTATTTTAGTGGCTCATGTATTCCAAAAGAATTTCTTAGTTGACATAGAGGTACTAAAGATAGTAAGTGGATTAATAGCTTTTATTGAAGTTAAGAGTTTAGACGAAAATTTTAGAGATATTACAGGTAAGAGTTTGTTTAAACAATTTTTAAAGAAGTAGCAATAGTGGAAGAGATTCCATCAACTAATAAGGAGATAGTTAAAGTTGTACTAATCCTCACAGCGTTGTGGTCAATTGCTTTTTACATAATATATTTATATGAAAGTAAATAAAATAAATAAGGCAGGATTAGACTTAATTAAATCTTTTGAAGGATTTAGCGCAAAGGCTTATGTAGACCCAGCAACAGGTGGACTACCAATAACTATAGGCTACGGT